AATGTTTGACTTGCTAATGTTGTTGTTCCATTAGTGTCTAACATTTTTAAATAATAGTATGTTCCACTATCATCTCCGATAACATCATCAGATAAATCCTCATCTGCTGTGTTTGAGTCATCAGCGATAGTTTCTATATCATACCAATTAGAATTACTATCTGGATTAGTTTCATCTAATTCAAATACGACTTTCCAATAAGGATAAGTTTTTTGAACAAATGTATCGTCATCTATTCCGTCATTATCTGTGTTGGTCTTTTCACCGATATATCTTGCGAAACCTTCAACATCAACAAGTTTTGGGTGTAGAGTAATGTCTCCTCTTGCACCACCATTGTTTGTTGAGTTTGTTCCCCAATTACCATCTATGTAAACTTTATAAGGTAATAAATAATCATCACTTACATAAGTGTAATAACCACTACCACCACTATAAAGTGTTGGAATTCTAAATGAGTGTGGTTCATAATTATCTACTACATCATTAATTCTAAATTGCAATTTAAGAACTTGTGCTTGATTTCCATTACCACTACCAAAATGTTTGTCTGGTATGTCGTCATTATTAGCATCAACTCCGTGTGATACCATAGTGATTCTTAACCAATCGTAAGAAGTATCTCCTGCTGATTGTTCATTACCACTATTTTGGATACTATCCGTATATCCTACATTTTGAAAGTAAGTTACTTCAAATGAATAGTCGGCACCTGATGATTCATCACCCTCGGTCCAACCTGATATATGACTGCCCTTAACTACTCGTGAGTTCCCTTGACTCCAAGCATTGATTGCTGTTTCTTCATTAGTTCCGTCATCTTCTACCCAAGTAATTAAGTCATTATCGAATGCGATATCAAATCTAAATGCAGTAATATAATTAGTTCCTGTATTGTTATCGTCAAGAGTGACTTCTATTTCTAAAATGTCATCTCTCCACGAGTCAAAATTATTATTTAAATAAGCAGGTTGAGTTGTATCATCTGCCAAGAAAGTCTGTAATTGTACAGTTTCTTGATTTTTCCACCAATATTCTGGTGTTTTCCACTCACCTATTTGTTTAACCCTTATGATTGGAGTTTGAGTTTGCGCTAAAACCATTCCAAACATAACTGCTGATATAACCATTTTTTTCATAAAACTAAACATTGTTTTCTCCGTTGGTTTTTTACAATAATAAATATAAGATTGTTAAAGATTATACATCAAACCTAACTACAAATGTAGTTTCGATGTCGTCAGATAATTTGATAGGTTTTGCCAGTTTTCCGTGTGCCAATAGTTCATTATTCTCACTATATAAACCTATATCAGTCACGAAAGGTCTAAAGTTAGACTCGGTTACAAATCCTAATGATTGAGTTGCTGCGTTGTAAAATGTTGCATAACTACCTGTTCCTTGTCCTGTTGGTTGGTCGCTTGGTCCAAAGTAGTTAGACATACTAACCACACCTTCTTTCATAGTGATACTACCACTACGACCTGGTGTAATACTGATGTTTGTTGTGGTGTTGAACTCATTTGGTTTACAATTTACAAGGTATTCATATTGATAATGAGTTTGTGATGCTTTGTATTTTAAATTAAATGAAGTTCCGAATCCAACATCTTTATAAGAACCTGTATCGGTAAATACTAATAGTCCTTGTTCGTAAAAGATGTTTCCTACTTCTGAACCACTACCACGAGTAGCTGCAGTAGTTGAACTACCACTTTGAAATAAGTTTGTTTTAAATGTTGAGAAACTTGACGAGAAGTTGTTATCATACAAATTACCCTCTCCGTCATCTCGTATATCAAATGTTTGTCCACCTACGGTAGCTGATAACTGAATACTCTCTGGTTTAATTTGTTCACCAAACAATTCTCTTGGAACACTTATTACTGATGCTGAATTATGTAGATTTCTATTCATAGAACCCGAACGAACATAGTTTTTTCCGTGATTAGAATAGAATAAATTATGCAACATAGTGTATGTTGGATATCCAAAAAAGTTTGTTGATACTGAACCTGATGTGATTGTAATGACAGCGTCTGATGAACTCACATAATTAAATCGTGAACCACTACGAGCTTTGATTGCGAATACACCGCTCCCACTATCGTTGTTGTTAAATGTAAAGTTCTTAAAAGTTTGAAAGGACTTTATTGTAGCGTCTGTATCTAAGTCAAGATTTTTGAACATTAGGTTGTCCTAAAAATCAAGTTTCACTTTAATAATAGCTTCCCTTGAATATGATTTTAATAATGGTTTACTTAGTTTTGCAATAGCCAACAACTCATTTGAATCATTATAAAGACCAACTTGTGTAATAAAAGTTTTAGGGTCTTTAAAGAAAGTCCCTTGTGTGAAACTTCCGTCTGAACCTGTTGAGAAAGTTGGGTTAGAACTAAAGTTAAAGTCTTTATTGTTTGCTCTAACAAAGAAACTTGTTGAACTAATTTCTTCTTCTCTTCTTGCTTGGAAACTTGAACCAGATTTTATTGAATTATAAAATGCTGCTGAACGACTTGTAAACATATCAGCGTCTCTTACATTTGCAGATAATCCACCACTTACTTCCATTTGTGATGCGTCTAACAATATTACACCTAAGTCAGGATAAAATAATCCTAACGCTCCACCCGGTTGGTTGGCTGCTGATGTATTGATTCCGTCTGAAATACTACCACTAACAACATTAAATACTCTACCACCTTCATTTACGGTTGGATTTGTTGTTGCTCCACTATCATCAATCAATTGAATTTTTGCTGCTTTACCAGACATCTGACCTGTCAATTGTAATTCCCAATTACCTGGGTCAATTTTTTCTCTTTGTCTTGCTCTCTGGAAAGATACAAAGTAAAAGTCATCACTTGATGATGGCGCACTTGTAAAAGTAAACTCGTCTGTATTTGGTGCTAATATAAGATTTCTAAATTGTCTATAAATAGCTGCAGTTTGTCTACCACCTGTTGTTAATTTAGTGGTATTTCCTGTTGAACCACTTCCGTGAATATTAGCGTATCCTACTGCAAATTGTACTTCTGCTGAACTAGATACATTTGGGTCTTCATTGTATAGTTCTAAAAAAGAACCTGTAATGTTTCCATTAGAAGATTGTGTAAAGAAAGATGTAAGTGTAGAACTTCCACCAGTCCATAACCCACTTGAAATAGTAGTTCGTTGATTTTCAACTATGTCTGTGTTTTCGTTAAATATTTGAAATGCCATTATTTACTCCTTATGTAGTGCTTGGGTCTTTTTTCACGGTGATTGGTAAAGTAACGGTTGCTCCACTTGTATTACCTGTGACTTGTAAATTAGTATTAGTGTCGACCGTTAAAGACCTCGCAGTTAATTTTACACTTTTACCGACTACTGTAAATGAGCGTTTTCTTTCTGCTGCATTTAAAAATGCAGTTGTTGTTGCTGTATCAGTAAATCCGGTTTCACCTTCTGGTGATAAAGAAGCAAGGTCTGCATTGAATAGTGTAAATGTATAAGTTTCTGTTGGCGCGTTTCTTGTTGAAGGTGTGACATTGTTTGTCGTACCTGGTGCGTCAAAAGTAATTGTTCCATCGCTACCCGCAATGTCCAATATAGGAAGTTTTGCTGTTTCCTTTGGAAGTGTTACTAATTTATATCTCATTAATTGATTTTCATCTACGAACGCTTCTAATAATGGCATATTTTCAATTACTGCCGCAAAGAAGTTTGACCCGTTTGGGTGTGATGTATCGTAAAGGTTGTAATCAATCTCATCGTCTGCTAATGCAAACTTTGTAATTTTAAATTCGTTCTGCCCTCTTGCCAAAAGTTCACGACCTTTTTTTGTCAAAATTGCGTCTACTGTTATACTTGTATTATCTAAAAATCCCATTTTATTTTACTCCTGTGGAAATGATATAACTATTCTTTTATTTCATTAATAAATATAAGAAAGTTAAATTTTCCATTAGTTTTATTCTACTTTCAATTTACTTGTTTCTGAATCCTGTGTTTTCAATACGGTAGGTGCAACCTCGTTTACAATTACTGGTTCTTCTCCGTCTATTGTGTTATCTCTTGTTAATGATGTTCCTTGATAGAATGCTCTAAACAAAACCGTATCGACTGCCATACTTTCTACATCTGATTGTAGAAATGATGAACTATAAGCGTGTGTTGGTCCAATTGATGCGCTTAGTGAACTTGAATAATAATATTCTTTAACATTTACTTTCTTTGATAATGTTGAACCCGTAATATTAGGTTGTAATACTTCAGTAAAAATATTATTATGTGAACCTGAAACGATACTTGCTGTCGCATATAATGTTCCGTATTCACTTCGTTTATCAATATCATCTAACACCATTAGTGAACGATTGTTTAAAAATCCTAATGATGAACCTGTGTCGAAAAATGCTAAATTAATATCTCCACCATAGGTTGTATATTCACCACTTGTTTCAAAATAATTATCATTAGAACCTGTTATATATCTCGTTACTAAAATACCTTGTCCAAAGTGGTCAGCATTTTCATAATAACGATTAGTAAATTCCGTACTTGTATTTAATACTTGTTTAGAACGTTCCAATATATTTGGTTCAATCAATATACCCATACGAGTTTTTGCTCTTGCCGGAATTAATTGTCTTAATGTGTCATAAACACTTGAATCATAAAACTCTAGTATTCTCAAATAATCAAAGAAATTATTTGTCATATCATATCGTTTAAAATATTCTTTTCTTAAATCTCTTAAATCTTTATAGATTGGTTTTGATTGGTCTCTTGGGTCTCCAATGTAATCATCAAAGTTAAAGTCTGCGATACTATATGTTATGTCCTCATTTATAATATCTGTTGGTGAAAGGTAAATTCCTAACGAGTTGTCATCAAGTGGTGCAAAGTCATCATTAGACTTTTCTCTTCGTTTATCCACCATTAAAGGTAATGTATTACCAAGTTCATCTGCTTCAATAGTAGTGTCTTCAATCCTAATCTTTGTTGCACTTCTACGACTTGGTCCTAAATTTGGAACTCTTAATTTTTCTTGGTCTGTTAATGACCTTGAAAAGTTTCCTGTAAATCCAGAAGCACTTATTGTTTGTGTTTCATAACTTAAATCGTGTGCAGTATTTGATGCCGTTGATACGGTAGCATCAGAAAAATCTTTGTTATCATCTAATTGATAACGAACTAATAATTCATCATACGAAGATGAATAGTGATTTCCATTATATGCTTTTGGTGTTCTAACGTGATTGTCAAATACACTTGAACTTAATGGTTCTGACCACAAACGATATTCCATTAATGAACCTGTAAATTGTGTTCCGAATGAACTACCACTACCACCAAGGTAAACGTGTCCAGATGATGTGAATGCTGCATTTATAGTTGATGAAGTAATCTCCATACTTTGACTATCTTGATATAAAATCTTTTGTCTTGATGCCTCATAATATTTTGTTGTTAATTCAAATGATGAACTTGCATAAATACTATCGTCATCAAATTCTAAATCATTACTTGCTGACTTTCTTGTCAACATAACTGACCAAAACTCATCATTGTAAAATGGTTGTAATGATGATGTTATAAAGTTTACACTTCCGTCTGAACCACTAATGGTAAATCTTAAGAATCCATATTCGTCTGTTTCACCATTATCCTGTAATGATATAGCAAAGTCATCATCTTTCTGTAAGATTACTTGGTCTTGTGATTTAGGACTTCTAAATCTAAACTCAATAGTATCTGGTATAAGTCCGTCTGAACCTGCTTTCCAATTTGATTTTAGATATTGTCCAGCTTTAAAATCTAGTGCTCTTGTAAACTTTCTTTTAATTTCATAATTTACTCTTGTTCCTTTGTCTGGTCCACCATATTCTCTTACTCTCAATATCGAACTTGGAATACCATAACAATTTAGTAAACCTTTTAATGCCCTTTCTGTTCCTTTTGATTTGATAAAGAAAGGTAAATTGGCTAATATTCTTTTCCAAATCTTTTCCGTAACTTGTTCTTGTGATGACTCAAATAAATTTCCACCATCATTATTTTTACCCAATAGATATGTTGGTAAAATCATAATATCATTACCACTATATAAATCTAAACCAAGTGCATTTGCATAGTGAATTGCAATATCTTTCGAAATACCCTCTGATAATTTATTCACTCTTACATTTAAATCTGTCAAAGATTTTGTATATGTCCAAACCTCATCAAATTGTTGTCCTACCATATCCATAAATTCTAAGAACACATTATTTTCAGTATCCGCATAAACGTGTTCTGGTAATGTATTTCTCAACGAATTAGCATTACCTTGGTCGTAAGTTGAAGAACTTAAAATCATATTATTAAACCAAGTTGTGGCTTGTGAACTTGTCGTGTGTGCTAATACATATGGTGATGATGTATTTGTTTTTGGCCAAGAAGTATCGTGAAATTGTCCTGCTGATGAAGTTGCATAAGATGAACTTTCAAAATACATATAATTTTCAAATGGGTCAAATGAATTGATTACTCTTTGTCTTTTTCTTTCTATTTCTTGTATAGTTGATAATGAACTCGTAATATTTACCAAAGAAGAACTATCTGTGTTATGACCCTCAATTAATTCTAACTTCTTTTTAAAATTTCTTACTCTTGTCTCGGCATTTGAGAAATGAACAAAATTTCCAAAACCAGTATCATCAGTTTGTAAATTTAAATCTACCGTAGTTTTTTGATAATCGATATTTGGTTGAACATCGAGCAAACTACCTGATAACAATAATCTTTCAATATCTCTTGTATCCGAATCACTATTACTTAGAAGTCCTGTGTTTGTTTTATAATCTGTTTCTTTAAAACTAATTGGATTATCTACTGAATTAAAGTTTGGTAGTCGTAAGAATATTCCGTCATCAATGTCATCTTCAAAAGGAACTAATCTTACATTGTCAATATAGTCTGGTAATCTTTTTTCAACAAATGAAAGCTTTTCTCCAATTTCAACATCACTTGAAAGTGGTAATTTAGTTTTTAAAATTCTTTGATTTCCATCAACACCTAATGAACTATTTACAACAAGATAATATTGTGAATCTACTTTTACATAAGTCTTAAATCTATCAATATTATTTTTTACATAATTTACCTTGAAACCTTGAAAACGATTTCTAACTTGGTCCTCACCTCTATGTCCGTATAGATTTACTCCGTCATTATAAGATAAAGAAACACGAATACGATTACTATCTAATACTTCTTCAATGGTTGCTACATAATCCCTTGGTGATAAATTTGCTTGTTCTTGACTTGGATTAACAATTTCCTCATCAGCAGTTGCACCATCTTTGGTATTTACTTCACCATTTGGTTTGATAACTTTCTTTTTTATTAATTCGTCTTTTGTAAACGCTCCACCAACATTACCAAGTCCGTCAGAAGTTAAAGCTGCTTTTGTTTCATCGGTTACAAAAAATGGTTCACCTGCTTCATCTCGACCACTTTCAACGTGGTCTCTAAATTCATCTCTTAATGCTTGAATACTTGGTGGTGGATTTTTTGGGTCGAATCTCGCATCCTTAACTGGGTCAACAATCATTTTACCATCAGCACCAAATTCCTCTAATACTACTCCGTCTGGTCCAAGAACTTCCGTTACTCCGTCTGGTCTAACTAATGTTGGTGAACCTTTGTATGGTGCTCCCTCGGTATAATTATTTGGTTTAGGTTGTGGTACTGGATTAGTTCGTTTTGTGTCTGTTGCGCCTCTTCTACTGGCTCTACTGGCTCCACCAACTCCACCTCTTCTATTAGTAGAATATTCTTTTGTACCTCTTGTGCTCTCAGTTCTTCTCTCTGGATTAAAACTTCTATACTTTTCTCTAGCCATTAGTATCTACCTCCTCTTCGTGTTGGTCTGGTAGACCTAGTTGGACTTATGGACCTAGTTGGACTTATGGACCTAGTTGGTGCAATTGGTCTTGGTGTTGGTGGTGGAACATCTGGAGCTGGTGGTGCTGGTCTTCTAATTGGTGCACCTGCAATTGTTCTTGTTGGTCTAACTTCCACTACTGGAACACTCGGTCTCGGACGAACCATTTGAACCATAGAACGAACTGGTGCTGGTGTTCTTTTCTTTTTAGTTTTTCTCGTAATGTCAATCTGTTCATTGATTACATTTATTACTGCTTCTGGACCTGATGCTTTTGCTCGTGGTTTAAATCCAACTTTAATATTATTTCTTGCATTTCCTTTTTTAGATTTAGCTTTCCTAACATCATTTCTTACTGGTTTCCTTTTAACAAACTTTTTCTTTTTCTTTTTTTTATCTTTTAATGAAACACCTAAAACTTTTTGTTGTTTAACATTAGCGTTTGAAACATTTAAACCTTTTTCAATATCAACTGAATCTGGAACAAAAAGTTTTATATCTTCTAATGGCGGTGGTGGTGGTGGTGGAAAGTCTTCCGGTTTAGCTCTTTCTTCATCTTTTAATATTACGAGTTCTTCTTCTTTTGAAACATCTTCATTTCCTTTTGGTTCCGGAACTATTGGGTCGATAAGTTCCATATCAACTGGTAGTCCATTTACGGTTTGTGCAGGACCGGTAGGTAAACCTGGGTTATTAGGGTCTGACGAATCTCCTGTAAATAAAGTTGTTGGTCCACCAGCTACACCTGCAAATATTTTTCGTGGTGGTTTGATATCGTCAGTTCTTCTGTTTATTCCTATGAATGCTCTTCTCGCCATTTACTATCTCTGTTCGTTTGCTCTTTCTTGTAAAGCATCATCTGCTAATTGTCTTTCAACTGGGTCCGGGTCATTTCTTAATATATCGATTAATTTTTTCTTAGATACTTCACCTAAGAAATCTGTTGCTGAACCATTATCAAGTAGCCCTTGTAGTAGTGGTTCATCTTCACCATTGTCAGGAACATCAACATCACTATTGTCTGTATCTTCATCTCCGTCAATTTTGTAAAGGTTTGGAATGATGATTTGTCCACCCACCATATTTTGTGTAAACCCTCTATCTTGTGGGTTAATGTTAAACTCTAATACATATGGATTTTGTGATTCAAATTTTATTGTTCCAGCACCCCCACTATTTAGTGGACGATATTGTATTGTTTCACCCATTTCAGAAAATTCAATTTTATATTCTTCGTCCTGTATTTTTTCATCTAATTGTAACATAAACTCAGTTCTATCTGGTGATGTCTCCACAAGTTCATATTTCATATCTCTGATAAATACTTCTTCTCTTGTAGGGTTATCTGTTTCATCACCGGTAGATTTAAAAAATTTTACTTCTCCATTAACAACTTCTCTATCAACTTGTCTATCCCAAATTTCTCCTGCCTCGTCCACAAATTGTGGTCTTTCTCTACCGGCTAGTCTTCTTAAAAATTTATAAGTTACTTGATAATCTCCCTCACGAAATCCTAAATCTCGTAAGTGTTGACCAATGTTTATGTCGATAAAATCTAATCCATTATTAAAATGAATTTCATCTAATCCCATTATTTTACTAATAAGAAAATTACCTTCCATATCATAAACATATAGAACTGCAAAATCACTTGCTAAATCTCTACCCCAACTACTATAAACCTTTTCAGGATTAAAGTATTGGTTTCTTTCTTGTTGTGTAAATCCGTATTCGATAGCCATTATTTTTCATCTCGTTGATATTTAAACCCTAATTTTAACCAAATTCTTTGACCCTCGTGTGTATGATATAATTGTTTGTTGATTATATCATCATAGTGGTATCCGTTTAAATCTCTTTTCAAATCTCTAAAATTAGCTCTTGGTCTACCACCTCCACCTGGTCTTTTCTTTTTACCTTTCTTTCTAAACTTTTCTACTTTTATTTTATCTTGTCTAAACTTTACCCAACCTTCTGCATTTTTACCACCTCTTGGTCCCTCTGCTCTGAAAAATTTATTTATTAATGAGTGTAGTTTGTCAGTTGATATTTCTGGTGTGTTTGATTCTGAAAAGTATTCATTCATAACTTGAATTAAGTTATCTCGTTTTGTCATTTGAAATTCTACTTCTTCGTCAGTTGTTCCCTCAGCATCATCGCTATCATCTTCATCGTCCTCTGATTCTGGTTGAAAGTAGTATGTAAACTCAGTATCCATTTCCCCCTCAAAAAAGTATTGAGAGTTTTCTAAACGAACTTCCTCAAATTGTTCCTCTAATGCGATACCCGCTTCTTCAGATTCAAACGATACTAAAAATCCATCATCATCTCTTAATGGTGCATTGGCATCAACCGAACCTGAAATTTGTTGTTGTTGTTTTAAAAACTCAACTGCTCTTTGATATTCTAATTCAGCACCATTTAAAATATTACTATATAGTTCTGATTTTTTTGCTGCTTCACTTGGTAAATAAGGCATTATCTCACCACTCTAAAATCATAGTTATCATCATAGAAATTTATTTGTTCATCTGTTGTTCCACTACCACTAACAACTTTAAATCCAAATCTGTAATTTCTCTCTGCTTGTAGTCCGTTCATTTGAACTCTGAAAAAATTACCTGTTGAATCACAACTAACTCTTGAACCTGTTCCATAAGGTATAATTACTTCTTCTGTATCTGCGTCTTTAACTTCATAGAATACTGAAGCGCTTGGTAAATATTTAATTGTTAGTTCTGCTGGTGTAGTGTCAAATGCAGTCGTTGGATATAATTCTCTACCAACAATTCTAAATTTGACAATTGAATTTTCTTTATATTCTTGTCTTAAATTTTGGAAATATATTTTTAGTCTTTCTAAATCTGTTGTTGTTAATGGTGATAAACTTCCTGTTGAAAAAGAACTATCGTCCCAAACTACTTCTAACTTAGGTGGATAGATTGTGTGTGTATCACGAGAAAAATATTTTAGATTTCCCAATCTTGAACTATCACCCTCTTGTCCTGTGTTGAAATCAAACATTGACGAACTTGGGTGGTCTCCGTGAGAACCACTATCTTCTCTTTTAATTATAAATCCATTGTTAGGATAATCGGAAGATGAGTATATAAAGTTATTTACTAAGTCAGTTACATTTGCTCTAACATCTCGTCTATCAAATGTTATATCATAAGAAGTTGATACTTCATATTGACCTGAACTTGCAGTAAACCAAGAACCCCCGTCAGTCAATACTGAACCCGTTACCCAAGGTGTTTTTGCTTGGTGGTCTCTATATTGATAAGTAGCTCCGTCATCTGTTACTGGGTCGTGGTCAAGTTTTCCTGTTCCTTGTTTCCAACTACCACTAACCATATAAATATGAAGTGGTTGTTCTGCTTCAACTTCTTCAGAAGTTGCGTCATATAAATTTAAATAATACTTTGCAGTAGAAGGTATTTTTCCGTCCTGTATTGATTGTGAAATATAAGTTAAATCAAAGTCAATCAATACTCTGGATACATTTCCTACCGTACCATTATTATTTACAACTTTATTAATTTCTAATATTTCATCTAAACCTGTATTTCTTGATGCGGTTGTTCCACCTGAATAAAGTGTTGTATCTCTTTTACCGAATTCAAAATAATGCATTATCTATCTCCTACTACTCTACCCTCGATATCATTATCAGGGAATTTAAGTTCAAATATACTTGGGTCTAATGAAGTATATATAATTCCATTTTTACTTGCAGAATTTATATCATATACATTACCACTATATCCATCACTTGCTGAATGTTTATTTTCAATTAGAATTAAATCATTGTTTGAGTTGTTAATTTGTGGTGGAACTAATGATACCACGCCTTCACAAGTAGAAATTTGGTATGCTAAATCACTCAATACAATTGGTTGATTTATTTGCCATTTCTCAATTTGGAAAAACTCTTTTACTTTTTGTATTGTTCTAAGTAAAACATCATTTTTATTGTATCCTCGTTTTGTGATAATATCATATTTTACACAAATATTAATAACATACCCGTCTTTGATATTGATAGCATCTGTTAATATTCTGTATTGTGAAAGATATGTTTTAATGTTTTGTTTTACTGCTCTATTTAATCTAGTTAAATTTTTATTTGAATCATAACCTAATAAATACATATTTAATGCGAGTGGGTTAAGAACTTCTTCTGTTCCCCTAGTATCAACGACCTGTCCGTCAATAACTTGTAATTGTCCAACCGCTTCTAATTGTTCATCTTGAACGATATATGCTTTTGCTACATTTCCATATTTATGTGGTAATGAATAAACTCTTGTTATGTAGTCTGCCTTTGTTACCGCTCTATTTTGTGCATTGAAGTAGGCTGCTGCATTTTCTTTTATTTCTGTAATGGTTTCTATTGAAGCACCACCTGACGCAGGTTCTTCATTATTTACCACAAGACTATCTTCTACTTCTGCTAATGTGGTAAGATTTAAACCTGTTGTTGAATTCGTATAAGTTAATCTATTAAATGATTGAATAGTATTTGTAGGAACATTATGTTCTACTGCTCCACCATAATTGTAAGTTATGGTGAGTGTTGTATTTGCAGGTGCTAATCCAAATGTTCTTGTTTTTAAAAAATTACTTGGGTCAATCGAATCATCTAACCTTGACACACCAAAACCTAATCTGGAACCAACATTATCTGGATTTGGAATTAGTTCCTCGTCTGCGTTATCACTAACCCCGGAACCAAATAGTAATTCCATTTTATTATCACTACGAACTCTTGTTGTAAATCTTCTGGCAGTCTTGATAAGTTTTAATAAATAAGGTGTATCATTTTTAAACTCTGCTAATTCAGGGTCGTTAAGAGTTGAATTCTCTTCATCTTCAAATACTGTGTCTTGTGCTAAAAATGGGACCTCATAGTATTTGTTGTCTTGACTATCTCTTACATCTACGATTGATGTAACTTTTTCCTTTGACAAAACTAATTTATCAAATTCAATTGCGTTAGTAAAAGCAAATTCTTCTATCTCTCTAATCCCAGATTGAGCAATACCTTTTTTAGTAAGTCTAAAATTAGTAGGGTCTGTTCCTGATGTAGGTTGTAACATTTTTATTTCCATAGTATCTAATGAACTTGACACTTTAAAATCAACATCATCTAATATAGTAAACTCCGTTCCGTTGTTTGATAATACGGTAGAGTTTGATTGAATTTTTCCTGCAAAATCTAAATCAGGAACAAATCCATCGTCTCCGTCTGACTTTGCCGGAACATCAATACTAAAAGTTAATTCTGCCATAGCAGGTGTTGCTAATCTTGGTTTATATCCATATGATTGTGCTATTGATAAAACATTTTTTCTTTCTTCTGAAAATTGTAAAAGTGTTTCTCTAAATTGGTTATCAACATAGTAATTCAATACATCACCGACATAAGCAGCCATTTCAACAAACATCATACCTGGTGATGCTTCATTGAAATCATTGTATTGATTTGGGAAATAAGTTTTTGCAAACTCAATTAAATTTTCTCTTATATCGGCAAAATCTCTACCAAGATAATTTACTTCTTTTTTTATTGCTCTTTTGTTTGTTCCGTAGTCGGCCATTATTGCTCTCCAATTCTAAAGTCAAAATTTAATATTTCAATGTCTTGTGGGTTTAATGAAACTGAAAACTCTACTTGTATATTGACTTGATTTTGTTCTTGTACGGTAAATACATTGTTTATATTAATATAAGGTAAAAACTTTTCAGTAGATAGTCTGATAGTAGAATTAATTTCCTCATCTAAATTTACTCTTTGTTCAAAAACAAGACTTTTTAAATTACTACCAAAATCTGGTTGAAATACTCTTTCACCCGGTGTTGTCAACAATAAGTTTCTAAGATTTGCTTTTGATTGTTCTAATATGGTTTTTGTTTTATAAAAAAAACCTTCAGGACTATATCCCAATGGAAATCTTATTCCAACATACTTGTCGTCATTTCTATCTATTTCTCTTACACTTCTTGCCATTATGGTCTAAACCCACTTTCACCTTTTTTCTTTTTATCCATCGCTTTCATCAAACCAGAATAATCACGAGTTAGTGCATTTTGAACATCTTCAGGAACTTGGTCTACTGAAACACCTGCCTTTTTGATTGTATCAACTGCTGCCATTTCTCTTGCTTTTTCTTTATTCTGACCTCTACCTAAATCCCCATAACCCAATACATCTGCCATATTATCACTACCCAATACACCACCGCCCAATGTTGGATATTCATCGTCCATTGGTGCTCCTAATGGTTTGGTTTGATTCAATACTTCATTTAACGCTGGGTTTTTTGAATATTGTTTGTTAGGTTTACTGATAACCTTTTTAGGTTTAGGTTGTGAAATCGTTTCTGCTAATTTGATTTCTTTTTCTTCATTAATAAATATCTCACTCAGTTGTTTTTTGACTTCTTTGCGAACAACTAATTCAATAATATTTCTTAATTTATTTTTGTTCATTTTTAACTCCTTGCTTTAAATATATTTTGATATGACCTAGCCTGGTCTGCCATACCTATATTACCACTAATGCCTGAAACTTGGTTTTCGAAACCACTCAATCCACCATTACTAATATATCTTCCTAATGCTTCATCACTTGGGTTATCACCAAGAACACCCTTTAAATCTCCTACACCATCAAAACTATCAAAACTTCCGTCAGCTAATAATCCACTTACGGCTGCTGCACTTGGTGGAACCGTTGATATTGCACTTTGTAGTTGAGATGCTTTTTGTAATTGTTCTGAAGATGCTTTTTCCAATTCTTCTAATTTTTTGATTTGCTCATCTGTGATATTTGACACATCATCAATGATACCACCAAATCCTGCTGGTATAGGTAATACTGCTTTAATCTCCTCAATTGTTTTTGTTTCCAATCTTGACATACTTAAAAATTCTAAACCAATAATCGCTTGTATAAATGCTTCTGCTCCTTTTAAACCTTTCATAATTTCTTTAACACCTAAAGGTATAGTAAATGGATTTACTAATTTAGGAACACCTAATAACATACCTTTAAAAAAGTCCGATATACCAAACATCATTTTTAAAAATCCCATCATTTCTAATTGTGGAAATGGTATTCCTGGTTTTGTTGTAGTTAATATTGTTCCACCATTTTCAATATCAAGGTCTATCGTGCTTCTTCTTGGTCTTAATCTAATCCTATCAGCAGCTTCTATTAGAACATTACCTCTATCAGAACTGATGTTAATATCATCTCTTGAATATATTCCTACTTTATTTTTTTTAGCATTTAATGTAATTCTATTTGAGTTTAAAAATATTTGCTCTCCCCCATAAGTCTCATAGGTTTCAAAATCTATACCAACTGGATATGTTGGTTGTGGTTCATCAGTTGTTAGTGATATAAATGTTTTGTTATCTGCTGCTATCCTAACATTTGGTGAATTAGGACTTGAAGGTTGATTACTACTCAATTGAATATAGTTTCCAAATCTACCCTGCAGTAATGTTTTTCCTTCTTCATAAGGTGGGGATAATGGTGCTAAATCAACAAAGGTTTTACCATATGGTTTTAATTCTCTATCAGCAAAATTATCTTTAATATCTTTGTTATTTGTAAATGGTGAAACTAATTTTTGATTACGACCATCTTTTTTATAATTTATAGATACATTACTATCACTTAGTCGTGATAAATAATAATGAACATCTTTGTATGTAAAACCTAACCACTCCTCGCCAACCAATGGATACTGAATAATATTAGAGTTCATTGGTCTAAACAATCTTAATTCTTCATCATCGTTTTGTGAGTATACAAATCTACCTCTAACAAATTCTGGAACGTCATCTATATTAATTTCGTCCACTACAAAAACTTCTAATATTGCATTAGTTTCTGGTTCCACATTTGTAATGTGTGCCTTTGCTAAAACATCACGCAGTTCTTTCTTTGTAACAAGACCATCGCCCTGTATATATAAATTGTCAAGTGGTGTATCCACTATCTTGGCCATTTAATTTTCCTTACTGATTGAATTTTCTATTTCGTCTTTTTTGATTTGTAACTCTTGAACATCAGACTCTATTGCATCCATAAGTTGTTTCTTTTCATTTTCAGATAAACCAAACTCATCTCCACTATCCGATACTCTCTTTTCTGCTGCTGTAATTCTTTGAACGATTGTTGCTAACTTAACAAGTTGTTCATCGTTCTTGACATTAATTTCTAAATACTCTTTTAACATAGGGATAATCTGAACGGCTGTATCTCCGTCCTTGATAAATCCCACAACCTCTTTCATCAATACTTCTAATTGTGTTTTATTGGTTTTGGAATTATCGTATATGTCCTTAAAGACATCTGATAAGGTTTTACCCTTGAATATTTCGTAATCGTTCGCCATAGTTTTTACCTAACAATAAATAGTTAAATGTTAAAAAATAGGAATATATATTTATATACCAGTTTATTTTTTTGATTTTACTATATAGTTATTATACGAAATCGGTTTCAAGACCGATTTTTGTTCATTTAAAGGGGGAAACTAAAATGAAAGACACAATCAAAATGATTATGGACGCAGTAGGTGGAATTAAAGACTTACTACTTCACATAATCGGCTTAGGTGTTCTCGTACAATTAGTATTTGTAGGGGGATTCTTAGGAATTGACATTGTTGGTAATTTGATTAGTTTAGTAAATCTAATTGGTAATGCAGGATTTGCTGGATTTATATCACTAATCGTGATACTCGGATTACTCAACAAATAAAGGTGGATTAAAAAAGGGGAATAGAAATATTCCCCTTTTTGTTTTTAGATGTTTCGGACATCAAGTCCAAATTTCATCCACATCATTTCGTTATGCATGATGTAGTCTAATGAAATTAACTTCATTCTTACTCCTAACTCGACCTGAGTTTAGTATGTTTCCATTCAATAATGGTCTATACCATTGACAATACTCGACATTGGTTAAATTAAATCTTCTACTGATATTACTTCGACTTTATTACAAGGTTTACAACTAACAAAAGTATTTTCTTTTGTCGTTACTCCACCTCGTTCAATTCCGTCTGAGTGTGGTATTTTGTGTGCCTTGATTGCTTTGTGTAAAGGTACTTCTTTTCCACAACGCTGACACTTCTTTCCACACTCAAACCAAAGTTCTTCAAACTCTTTATCAGAGATAACTCTTCGTTTGTCTACTCGTCTTATGAATGACATTATTTAATTACTTTTAACAACTCATCAACGAGTGTATCTCTTCTGAACTCTACATCGGTAGCACTTGAACCAAGTCTTGTCTTTTGTCCGTATGCTGTTTCTGTTATACCAATGTCTATATTATCTTGAGTTTGTTTACATAACTGAACGTGTTTGTCAAAAAACCACTCTCCAAACTCTTCCCAGTTATCTACTTTATGTTTGTTATCAACAACATACTTGATAATCATAGCTAAGTTTAAAAGAATACTTGAAGTATGATACTTCCAATGTGTAGTTTCGTTTTCGATTACCTTGAACATAATATCAAGAACCTTTTTGACTTTCTTGTCATCTTTAAATTCATTTTTGTAAGCTGTTGAATTATACATTTCGTCTAATGATTTATTATTAAATCCATTTACATAAGCAATACCATTGACCACGGAAACAATTTTTGCCAATAGTTCATCTTGAACCATTTTCTTAAAGGTCATACGAATATATCTACCTTTTAAATTGTCTTCCATTGTGAATAGTTTGTGTGGTTCAAGTCTTGCTGTGTCTCTAACATATTCTGCAATATGAGAATTAATAGCATTTCTTTTTTCTTGTGCAGTCATATTGTTTAAGTCATTTAAATCCAGAAACATTTTGTGAATTAAATCCTCGTCATCTGAACAATTACAAATCATTGAAAATGAATGATTTTCAAATTTATCTGCAACTTCTGGGAATTGGGATTTGATTTCTGAAAAACTGCAATTATCAAGATTGTATTTTCTTGTAACCACTTTGTTATTTTTAATTTGGGTATAAACTGGTCTACACACCCCTAATCGAAACTTATCTTCCATAAAGTCTCTAATCGTTAAAGTTCGTTGTTGACCATCAATCATTTCAGTTGTGTATCCTAAAATCTTTAATGTATCTTCTTCATTAATTCTATTAGGATTGTCTATTTCCATATCCAATATTTCACTTGAAACTCGTGAATAAATTGGTGGAATGATTGATTGATTTTCTATTATATTTGTAATCAAGTTTTGTTGCCATTTAACATTGTCTTTGGCAATATATGCTCTTTGATAAGCTGGGTTGAAATTGATTACTTTTGATTGTTTATATAGGTCCTTGATTGGGACATCTATTCGGACTTGTCTATCCATTTTTTACTCCTTGGCTTGCGCCTGTTTATTATTATTTCTCATTATTGAAAGTGATAATTTCTCATAAATTATGTTTCAATTAATTTAAATACCTCTTATGAAGTACATTAATACATATCAGACTAATTTCTGAAAATGTAATTTATTTTACAATATATCCCAACTACCTGTCCATTTGGTTTCTATTGAACCAGTAGCAAGATAATTCTTTTGTAAATTCTTGTGATGTTTTTTCAAAACATTTATCACACGAGTAATATGTTGTGTGTTGGAACCAGTCATTTCTCTAATCAAAATGTATAGAGCTTTCTTATTAAAGTTCTCAATGTTCTTTCTTTGTTCCATTAAATACAATACTGAATTAGCAACATCTATATCTTGTTTTCTTTTAAATACCGTAGTTAGATTATTGGACCAATATTCAATGAACAAATCCATATACTCTTTCTGACCCTCTAAAATATCTGCTCTATAAGTTTCTCCTAAAGCATCTCTTTTGTAATCAGTTACTTCCTCACCCTCAGTCTGTTTAAGTTTTTTGTAATTGTTATTGTTGTGTAGAATTAAATAGTTCTTAGCAACAATACTGAAATAACTAAATGCCTTACCCTTACCCTCTGCGAACTTATGCATATTCATATATAAGAAACTCACCACTTCGTGCATTACATCTGTGCTCGGAACATCAAAGTAATAAAACTTAAATGTATGAATGATATTTTCTGCCAACTTCTCAAATGGTGTTCTGATATGTTCGTTGTAAATTCGTTCTCTCATATGTGGACGAGTTTCTTTATTGTGTCTAATGATTGCGTCTTCTGTTCCTTGGTGGAAGTAATATCTTGGTGAACCCTTTTTTGCTTTTCTTGGCATTATAACTCCTGTTCTGTTATTTCGTTTATCTCGTCTACTGCTTCTTTTATTGATGTGAACACTACACCGATTTCATCATCAGCTTTAAATGTTCCTTTGTTATCTAACTCATCTAAAACTTGTTTAGTATCTTGTATTCGTTGTGCATAATTCTCAACCCAAGTTTCAAGTCGTTCTACTTTTCTTGTTAAGTTAAACACAACATAACTTAATGTCAAGGAAATTATTCCTAATATTATATATCCTATCATTTTTTCTCTCCAAACAATTCATTAAATATATCTTTAGCGTCTGTTGATTTGGTAAACTTTTCTTTTACTTCTGTGTCAACTGCTTCTTTGATTTTACTTACTGACTTTTGAACTTTCTCACTCTCAACTTCATCTCCCGCTCTCCATTGGTCTGATTCAATGTGAGTAGCCATCATATCTGCTTGGTGTAAGATGTAAGCAATATTACTTCTTAATCCAAAGTCTGGATTATATCCTTTTAGATATTTTTCATTTGCTTCCTCATACAATCCGTCAGTCAATCTTAATCCAATAAACTCCCATTGTGTCATAGAAATTCCAAAGTGTTGTAGTATCCAACATGCTCTATCCGTTACGGTCATATATTGTAATTCTTTGTTATGAGTAAAAATCTCTCCCAAAGTTTTAACTCTCCAATCATTATCTTGTGGAACATAATAATCGTGTTCTAAATCTCCGACCTTTCCTAAGTCGTGATGTAGAGCTGCAAAGATTAGTTCTTCATCTGTAAAGTTTATCATAGCACCTTGTTTTTCCCAAATGTCTTTTAGTAGTTGTGCATTTTTTACCACATGCAATATGTGTTCTACATAACCACCAACCATAGCATTATGGAAAGTAGCTCTACCACTTGCTGGAGCCATAACCATTCTGTCCTCAAAGTAATCATACATCTTGTTGAGTTTTTCTAATCTATCTCCACTAAATGTATTGTTGACAATTGTTCTAAGTTCGTTCCAATTATCTGTTATTTGTTTTTCTGTTAGTTGTTTCATCTACCAATTTCTCCTAAGTATTTTTCTTTTGTTTCTTCCCAAGAAGTATTGATGATATCTTTATAATATAACTTCTCTGGTTTGATTCTGTTTTGTTCTAATAATTTTGTATATCGTTTGATTGCTTTTGATTTCCACCAATTACTAATATACTCTACATCTTGTTCGTATTTAGGTTTCATAATTAATTCATCTTCTGTGATTTCACTTCTTAGAAACTCTTTTCCGTTTTGATATAAATCTGCATAATAACAACCTCGTTTAAATCCGTGTTCATATTCTGCTCGTTTAATTCCTAACTCTTTATAAATCAATTGTAGAATTTTTTGTTTAATACCTGTTACGGGTTGTCCAGTTGTTGATGTTGTAACCCTATCGTATTCTTCTCGTCTATTATCTTTTAACCAATGGTGCCAGACATCATAAAATTTATCGTCTGGTTTCAAACTAATCTTACCTTTGGTTTCTCCAAGAGTTTTCCAATGTGGTATTCCATTATACATTGAGTGAATACCATACAAAGCAGTAGTAGAAAAACCAACTAAGGTTTGACCATATTGTTTTTTCCAAGTATCACGAACTCCACTTGATGTAACCATAGCCGCTACTAACTTACCACCCAAGAAATTAAATCCAAGTGGTTGTGTGCAACAAATCGTAGAACCGATTGCAGTATGATTTAGTTTTCCGTCTTTGAACTTATTGTCTTTTGTCCAACCGATAAACTCATCTCTAACTCCTAATGAAGTTACATCACTACCTAATGAGATTACACCCAATACTTTATTTGTAGTTTTGTCTTTAACGAAAAACTTTACATTACGACCTGGATTTGCTGTGAACTCCATAGAGTGAATTAGTCGTCTTGTTAATATCCAATCATCACCTTGTCCTTGTTCAACAACTTCTATGACTGGTTCAATTGCATTTATTTCTGATATAGTTAATTCTTTATTGTAGATATCTGTTGGTGTCCAAAGTGTTTTCTCTAACCTATCAATACTATCTGCTCTATCCATATAGTATTGTGGGTCCTTGTTGAACTCTTCCCACTTCTTCCATAGTGTTGCTTCTTGGACTGACTGAGATTTTAGATAGTCCATATTGTCTATGAACTTTTGTTTTTCTCCGTCATAATCAAATTCGGGTGTCCCGAAAAAGTTTTCAAAACTCATTTATAACCTCTTATTGTTTTAGTTTTTATTTGTGACAAATTTTATGTCTTCGTTTAAGTTTGCTTTTTTAATCTTAGCATCAGTAAACTTGTATGGTTTTACTCCTGGACTTTCTAATATATCAATACGATTTACAAATCGTTTATTCATTGTATCTTTGACTTGATATACTCCGTCTTTACCACTTGTTCCGGATAAGACAATA